TGTATCTAACTCCTCTGGGGACGATGCTCCTACTACGACACATGCCAACCAGTTCTGGTATGAGACAGACACTAACATCCTATACATAAGAAACGAGGCCAACGATGGTTGGGTTGTCGTTCTTAAATTAGACACAGCTTTGACCTCTACAAACACTGAGTTAAATAAGCTAACAGGTGCAACTCTCACTACAGCAGAGTTAAATAAGTTAACTGGGGCAACTCTTACTACAGCAGAGTTAAATAAGTTAGCGGGTGCAACTCTTACTACGGCAGAGTTAAATATCTTAGCGGGTGCAACTCCCACTACGGCAGAGTTAGACAATATAGCTGGTGGGACTGCTAGAGGTACAGAGGCTCTGGCTGACGGAGATGGCATTTTAATCAACGATGCTGGAACAATGCGAATGACTAGCGTGGAGACTGTCAAAACGTATATGTCAGCAGGGGCAGCCGCTGGTTCTGTACAGGCTTTTGTAAACTTTAGTGGGCCGGGCGGCGGGTCAATTCGCTCAAGTGGCAATGTGTCTAGCGTTGGTGATCATGGAGAGGGAGATTTCAGTACTAACTTTACCACTGCCCCAGCTAACGCTAACTACACCAGTACTTTCGGGTCTTCCCCTATAACAAACCACCCAGTATCGTCTGCTTGTACGTTTAGTGCGGTGACGGGTTCGATGCGAGGCCGTTGGGGAAATACGGGTGGTACAAATTCTGTGGGCCAACTCTCTGATGCGGCCGCAACACGGGGGCAAGTAGTTGTAGTACTATGAGCAACTATAGAGTAGTGTTTGAAGACCCAGAGCAACCAGAACAACCCGCAGTGATACTTGTGCCTAGTGACCAATGGCTTGAAGAGGCCAAGGCTGGATTACTACCACCTATCTCAGTTCACTGGGCTTTGCAGGACGATGAGCGACAGGCCATTGCAGAGGATCGTCACGAAACCTTTGAGCATGACCCAGAAAAACATGCAGAACAATGGACTGCACCTCGTATTGGTCCTCTCACTGAGGAGGAAGCCATTGAGTATCTTATAATGAAAGACGTTCCCCGTCACGTCTGGTCGGTGGAATACAACAGACCCATGTTCAAGATTGTACGTACAGAAGACGTTCCATCTGACAGACAATTCCGAAATGCTTGGAGGTTAGCAGCATGACTCAAACACTAATTAAAATTGGCGCTGCATCTTATAATGCCGCAGACTACGAAGTCCCAACAGAACGTACCTTTCGTGGTGCTTGGGAAGCTGATGTTAATGCAGAAGTTATCTCTGTAGACATGGTAGCAGCAAGAGCCATCTGGCGTGACAAGATACGTCAAGCACGTATTGAGCCACTGGCTGCACTAGACACAGCCTTTATGAGAGCTTTGGAAACAGGTACAAGCACCACACAGATTACTGCTGACAAGCAATCTTTACGTGATGCCCCTGCATTAGCATCTATTGAGGCGGCTACTACCCCAACTGAACTGACAGAAATACAACCCATCCCTAACGTAACGGTAGAATAGGAGCATAAGACATGAGCCAACACGACTTCGACATACTTAACCAATTGTTCCCTGCTACTAGGGCAGACTTAAATGCAGCTTTTGTGGCGCTTGCCTCTAACTCCTCTGGTGATACTCAGCCTACCACTATGTACGCTAACCAGTGGTGGGTTGACACTAACGCTAACAAACTTAAGTTGCGTAATGAAGGCAACGATGCTTGGATAGATATAGCTACTTTAGATCAGACTGCCGACAATGTGTTGTCTCTCAATACCCAGTCTATTACCACGGCGGCGATAACTCTAGGTTCAACGGCACTGACTGCAACTGGTGATGAAATCAATACCCTCAAGGTTCAAGGCAAAGAAACTATCTATGTACCCGCTTCTGCTATGTACCCAAATTCAACTAACGGTTGTGATGGACCAGAGCAAGTAGAGCTTGCCAATGGGCCAGAACTTAAGGTGCTTGACTTCGACCCTAGCACTGCTCAGTTTGCACAGTTTAGTGTTGTTTTCCCTAAGAGTTGGAATGAGGGAACCGTAACCTTTCAAGCGTTCTTTACTGTGAACGGGACCAACACAGGTACAGTTGGTTGGGGTTTATCTGGTGTAAGTATTGCAGACGATGTAAGCGCAAACACTGCTTTTGGCACCAATGTTTTAGCTACAGCTAAGGCTCACAGTGGAGTTGCTAACGACTTAGATGTATCAGTGGAAAGCGGAGCTGTAACCATAGCTAGTGCTGCCGAAGACTGCTACACTTTCTTGCAAGTTATGAGAGATGCCACTAACGATACTCAGACAGCAGATGCTAGACTGCTGGGTATAAAACTGTTCTTCACAACAAACGCAAAGAATGACGCATAATGACTGGGTTTGGATATAACATAAACGGGTTTGGTGTAAGTGACGGAGTTATAGCTGACGTAGTTATCTCCTCTAACGTGTCAAATATAAATTTGAGGTCATTGGCAATATCCAAAGGTTGGAACCAGACTAAAAGGCTAGTTGTTTTAATTGAAGCTGGGGTTTATGTCTTTTCTAACTCAACAGGGTCCCCAGCTTTAACAATAAATGGGTCTTATCCTAGCGGTGTAGAGCTAATCAACGAAGGTTTTATTGTTGGTCGTGGGGGAAACGGCGGCAACAGAGGTAGGATGACAGGCTTTGATCAATATGGCAGTATCGCAGGTACTGGTGGCACAAGTGGAGGACCAGCTTTAAGCGTTTCAAGTGCAGTAACCCTAGACAATCTGGGAACAATCGGTGGCGGTGGCGGCGGCGGTAGTGGTGGTTTCGGTGGTCCCGATGGTCCGCCCTCAGGGTTTTTCCCCATCAATGGCGGCGGCGGGGGCGGTGGTCAAACCGGCGGTTCTGGCGGTGCTGGCGGTGCAGGAAGCGGTTGGGGCGATGGTGCTTCAGCTAATGGTGCTACTGGAACTCTTACTGCAGCAGGTGCGGGTGGCGGCAATGGCGGCGCTGGTGGTACTTACGGAGTCCAAGGAGGTTCTGGCGGCGGCTATGGAAGAGGGGCAGCAGGCTCCGCTATAACTGGAAATAGTAACATTACATACAAAACCACAGGCACAAGATTAGGGTCAGTCTCATGAGTAAGCTACTAGAGTACAGGTATAACGGACGCACTTACAGCACCGAAGGTGTAGCCCAAGATGCGGCTACTCAAAGGCTGTCAGGTTTTACCGAAGAGATCAAAGAGGCCTATAGTGTTTCTACCGTGACCAGAGAGTTGCACGATGAGTTTTTATTAGACCGTAAACCTAACCTTATCATAAAGACTACAACTCATGTTCCCGAAGAGGGGGGCATATCAAACGGCACTGCGTTAGTTGAGATAACCACCACAGCAAACTTTTCTTTTTAATAGGAGCGATAAATGGGATACACACTAGGGCACCGAAGCAGGCAGAACCTGTCTGGGGTGCATATAGACATGATAGCTGTTGTCGAAAGGGCACTAGAGATCAGCGAAAAGGACTTTAGCGTAACTGAAGGGCTTCGTAGTCTTGATCGACAGAAGGAGCTTAAGGCCACAGGTAAGTCAACTACACTCAACTCTCGTCACCTGACGGGGCATGCAGTAGACGTTGTACCCTACCCTGTGTCATGGGAGTGGGAGGAGTTCTACCCTATTGGAGATGCTATGAAGAAGGCAGCAGAGGAGTTAGACATTAAGATTGTTTGGGGTGGTGACTGGAAGAAGTTCCCTGATGGGCCACACTTCCAGCTAGATTGGAAAGCCTACCCCCTTGACTAGCGGGGATGAACTTTGGGTAATGAATAAAAATATATCGGCAAGTCTTATGTTTGCCTTGGTAGTGCAAGCCGCAATGATAGTTTGGGCTATTTCACAGATGAGGGCAGACGTAGATGCCAACTACGCCTCCATAGTTAGAATAAGTGCTGATGTTAAGGCTGTTGAAACATCCTCAGTTACCCAAGCCGTGCAGCTTGCTAAGATAGAAGAAAACATAAAGGGCATAAAAGAGTCCCTTGAAAGAATGTTAGAGGTGATGGAAAAGGACTAAGAAGGGTATGATTGATCCAGTTACTGCTTTTGCTGCGGCTAATGCTGCGTTCAAGGGTATTAAAATGTTGGTTGGGGCTGGCAGAGAAATACAAGACATATCTCAGCAGCTTGGAACTTGGTATGGTGCAGTTGCAGACATACAGAAAGCCGAGTCTCAACGTAAGAACCCTACTTGGTTAGACAAGCAGACCCACGGTACTGACAACATAGAACAAGAAGCTATGGACATTGTCATCCGTAAGAAGACCCTCATGGAGCGTGAGAAGGAGCTAAAGTTTATGCTCAACATGAGGTTCGGCCCGTCCACTTACGATGACATGCTACAAATGCGTAGACAGATACGTAAGGAAAGAGAAGAGACAGTTTACGCTGCAATGGAAGCTAAGAGACAGATACAGAACAACGCCGTTATATGTGGCCTGTCTCTTGGCATCTTACTAATCTTAGGTGCGGGTATTTATCTTATAGCGGCTGTTATGTAGAGGAGACTTATATGAGCGTTACTATGGAAAGATTCTTACACTGGAAAATCATGCCTCGTATTATGATGATGGTTATGACATATATGTACATTGAGGTACTGTTCTGGTTCATGCACCTACCACCTGATGCTATGACCTCACAGGCCACTGCCCTGACTGCCACTGTAACAGGTGCTATGACTGGTGCCTTTGCTGTATGGTTAGGGCATGAGAAATGATAGGAGCCCTTATAAGCAGCCTCACAGGGCTTGCTACAAGCGTCATAGATGGTAAGACACAGATCAAACTGACCGAAGCTGAGATCAAGAAGAAACAGCTTACTGGTGAGATTGACTGGGACATAGAAGCTATGAAGTCCACGGAGAACAGCTGGAAGGACGAATGGATAACCCTGCTGTTCAGCATTCCACTCATACTTGCGTTCTGTGGAGATTGGGGCAACGACATAGTAGCACGTGGCTTTGCCTCACTTGAGGTTATGCCCCAGTGGTATCAGATTGCCTTGGGGGGTATCGTTAGTGCCAGTATAGGAATGAGGTCTGTTAGTAAATTCTTTGGCAAGAAGTAACAGATGTATGTGTTCCTATTGGTACTTTATATAGGTACGGGAGATGATAGAAAGTTAGTTGATGCCACTCTGACTTTTAACCTACTAGATGATTGTAACAGCCATGCAGCAGCCCTTGTTAAAAGGTATAGCACTCATGGTATAACTCTCTCAGATAGGGCTGTTGCCTACTGCGTACCAAAGTTATTAAAATAAGTAAGCCCCCGTTTCCCATGTAGGATGCGGGGGCCTTTTTTATTTGTTATGCTCTTCGTCTAGGTGTCTGAAGAGAGCATACATAGGAACCTTCATCTTGAAGTCTAGGTCCTTCTCTAGCCTGTCTACCTTTCCTGCTAACCAGAGTATCAGTAGTGTCTGAAATACTAGTATGACGGATACTGCATCAGGCATCTTCCACCACCTTCATAAGCCTGTTACCGTACCACTGAGCTTTCTTGAGGTCTTCTATACCGTTCTTGTATCGCCATCGGTGTAAGTACTTAGCAATATTCCCACGTAGGTATCCGATGTACTCTTCTTCAGTTAAGAAGTCTTCGATGTAGTCAATACATTCTATGTAGCCTGTCCCATAGTGGGGCGGGTGATTAACCATGTCACTGTCAAAGTCACTCACCATTTCTTTCCACTTAGCCATTATCTTCAATCTCCTTAGTTTGTTCTCTAACCTCACGCCTTTGGTTCTCTAGGATAACAAACTGTTTATCGATATCTGTTAGTTTGTTCTCGGAGGGGTCTAGCTTAACCACTACAGGCTCTTCCATTACAGGTCTCCTTTAGGTATCTGGTTTAAGAACTCTATCCCTACGCAAAGGCTACGAAACTCTGCTGTAGGGTCTGGTGCAGTCTCGAGCAAGTATAACATGTTTAGCTCCCTAACCGCTTGGCAGTTCTCTTCTGTCTTGTAAGTTGCATTAGGGGCTCGTACAGAGTAGTGAGGCTCCCCATCTTTCATCATACTTAGTATGACTACATACACATATATCATAGGTTCTCCTTCATAAATACACGTACCCACTGGGCACATATATCACTTCTTACTATGTCGTCAACCCCAAACTCAATTATAGAGATGGGCAACATATGCTTCTTTGCTAGGTGGATCACCTTGGATAACCCATCTGCTTCCTTTAAGTCCGACTGTTGGACGTCACCGTTTAGAACGATAGTGGAGTCCTCGCCTACCCTAGTCAATAGCATTTTAAGTTCGTGAGTAGTTATGTTCTGTGTCTCATCAACTATGATAAAAGCGTCTTCGAAGCTTCGTCCTCTCATTAAGGCCAGTGGTGCCATTTCTATATTACCAGACTTAATACCTGTTTCCACTGCACCCTTTCCTAGATGCTTTATTAGTACATCTAAGACTGGCAAGGCCCAAGGGTAAGTCTTCTCTTCTAAAGAGCCTGGCAAATACCCCAAGTCTTTACCTACTGCCACGTGAGGTCTAGTAATGACAATCTTATCAATACTCTTAGTAGTGTACAGGTCAGCAGCCACTGTGGCAGTGATGTAAGTCTTGCCTGTACCTGCTGGTCCCAACACGAAGACCTGTGTAGAATCGATAAGGGCTTCTATAAACTCCTTTTGCTTAGTGGTCTTAGGGGTGAGGCCAGAAGTTGTCTTCTGATCTGCACCTTTATAAGTTGTCCTACGTCTTGTCTTAGCCTGCTGTTGGGTCACAGTCTGATCAACTCCGCTTCCTTGTAGGGGATATGGTAGAACAACTCCCCCTTCTGAATGTACCTACCCTTGGCGCCTCGGACAGTATCTTCTGTCATCTGCTGACCCCTGATCATCCAACACTGTGTCAGGTGAACATTGAACACGTAGAAGTTTACGTTACTGTCGTATTTCTTTAGTAGTCTTTCTTTACGGTGAGGTATCCGTATCTCTGCCCAATCATCGGGCCACTCCTCCTTCCATGCCCTCTTAACCTCACCCTCGGAGTAATAGACGATACCCTTCTTTGTAGTCTCTACATCTGCAAAGTAGTTTTCTTTGACGTTAGACACTGTGTGCCCTTGCCTCTCCAAGATTTCAATAAGCTTGACCTTAGCAGGGTTGTCAAACCTATCGTACAAACTTTGCTCAAACCGCTTCTTTACTTCTGTCATTATGTAATATCCACCATCTCACAGACGTCACCAGTACAAGCCATAGTCTGCATACCACTGGTGTTGTCTTCTACCTCGTAGTTAGATAGCTTAGTCCAGTCGAGACTCTTAGGTGAGATATCAGTGACCTCAAGGTAGTGATCTTTGTCACACTCTTGATAGGGCGCCTGTTGGTACGTATGCTCATTGAAGGGCAAGAACGAGACACCTGACATTTCATCGAAGTGCTTGTACACAAAGGCCCCTACTTCTAACCACTCCTCACCCTTGACGTTAATAGTAACACTAGGCTTATGCTCACACCAATGACGTTGATACACCAGCCACATCTCTAGCTGTTCAATCGCAGTCATGTCAGCAGTATGAACGGCTCCCATAGGAGACTGCATAGGAAAGCTAAACACCGTAGTAGCATCAGGCTTCATAACGTCAGGCTCATTAGGGACACCTTGATCTATCATAAACTGTGTCAGTGGATCTTTATTATCTCCACGCACAGTACGGATATAATAGGGACTGTGACGAGCATGAATACCAGAAGCTGAGTCAACCAGTTGGGAAACTGTTCCACTGGGCTTAACGCAAGTAATAGCAGTGCTATGAGGGATACCAAGACGGTCAGCCCACTCAGCGTTAGTAGAAATAGCCACATCCCTTAAATGCTCCAAAGTTTCTGACAAGCCATCATTAGCCAATGTCATTAGTTTGTTGTCCATTATCCCTGTGAGTGACACACCGAGCAGTCGTTCTGCTGCGGTATTCGTGTTCCACATTTTTCGCAGATAAGGGAAGTGTGTGTAGGTTGACTGTATGGTTCCAAGTATAGTCGCAAGGCGGACTTTGTTTCCAAGGTCTTCCACAGTGTCGTTTGCACGGATGACCACTTCTGTGAGATTACAGAACTGATTTGGTCGTAAAATGATTTCCGAACAGGGGTTTGTTCCGAAGTCGTAGCAAGACTCTCTACGGCCATTTTTTGCAGCTTGTTTAACTGAGGCTTGTCTGTTGAAGATACCACGTTCACCACTCCCACTTTCCATAAGTGCAGTCCACTCACGCATGAAGGACATACTATCAGGTTTCTCTGTATAGGCTACAGAGTTATTAGCCAAGGCACGGTGAGTTGCATTTTCCCACCAAGCCCCTGACTTAGCATGACGCATACGGTCATCCGACAGGTTGCTTAGAGATATCATAGCAGACCGTCTAACGCCCCCTACAACGACAACTTCACCGATCTTACACATGAGGTCATGACACTCAAGACTTGACAGGCTACGGCCCTGTGAGGCTTTGAATGTAGTTACTGCAAAGTTAAACAAGTCAACCAAAGGAGCAGGACCACTAGCACGACCACCAAACGTCTTAAGTTTAGCACCAGCAGGTCGAACTTTTGACACATCCCACTTAGGAATTTCACCAGCCCACAGGAGTGCCAACACTTGCCTGAGACCCTTAGCCCAGCCTTCCTTGCTATCCTTGATGACGACAGTCGTTTCGCTTTCGAAAAGCGTAGGAACCTCAGGGAGTTTACTGATGAACTGACGCTCAACACTGAAACCAACCCCCGTACCGCAAAGCAAGATGAACATAGCCTCATCGAAAGACTTAGGGTCATCTACGGGTAGGTAACTGCAATTGTACATGCAAGTGTTGTCACGTTCAGCAGCAATACCCGCAGTCATAAGTGACCTCATACTAGGCATAACAGATAACGTAAGAATAGCGGCCTCGATATCACGCATGGTATCGGGGTCATTGCTTAAGTGCTTGCCAGCAATATTAGTCATGTACCGACTTACTGTCTCGCCCCAAGTCTCTCGACGTCCCAGACCCTCAAGCCACCGAGCATAACGACTGGTCGCAATAAAGGTTTGATAGTCTGTTGGTAGATAGTTACTTTTCATCTGTGTTCTTCCCTCGTTGAATAACGTCTTCGTCTAACCAGATCATACGATTAATGTCACCACGGTTAATGCCTATGTCTTTTAGGATAGAGTTAGGCAAAGTGTTTAGTTGCTTGATGGTCTCTCTGTGTAGCCGCCAAGTCTGTAAGTATTTCCAGTACCTAGTGACCCAGTTCATACTAAGTCTTTCAGGTTAGGGGGTTGATAGTTTGGACCCTTCATAACCTTACCGTGTTGGTCTTTAGTAGGTTTACCATCTTCACCCAGCTTTGACATGTTGGACTCATGAACTCTCTTAAAGGCTTCGTCTAAGTCCCAGCCAAAGGTAACAGCATAGCCGTATACTACATACAACAGATCAGCTAACTCTTTCAGTCTGGCGTGTGGTTGTGTCTCATCTACGACCTCGTAGAACTCCTCACGTATCAGAGTAAACCTAAAGTCTTCTAGGTCTGAGCCCAGCTTATACTCCTTGTCCATAGGCTGACCCATGTGGTCAACGAACTGTGTAACCATCTCTTGTGGCGTAGCATCAGCAAACATAGGAAACTGGCCGATGGAGATATCATCGTTACCCTCCATGAAAGCGTCTATATCATCTTGCGTAATCATTTCAGTACTCCTTATCATCTAGGTATTCGTCTAAGTCTATTAAGCCTGTGTGGTGCAAGTGAAGGGCTACTTCATCATGTGTCAAACCTGCGTCTAACATTAGTTGAAGTAGCCCAAAGTCTTCCACAACACCACGTAACGTGTGGTCATCATGGTAGTTGGTCATTAGGTCTCAGACTGGTTAATGTAGTGGTCAATTACGTAGAGTTGATAGGCTCGTTCAACACTAGACTTCTTCATTTCTGCTAACATATTAGTAAATTCTTGTAGTGTACTCATGTTTTCCATCCTTGTATTAACTCCATATAGTGATCTAGTTTAGTGATTACTAGCCACTCTTGTCTGTCTGCTCTAAAGAAAACTACTGGCTCATACTCACCACCCTGTTTGGCTTGGTCAACAAAGTCATAGATAGTCTTCAAGTTCTTCCTGCGCTTTACTTCAGCAGAGATAGGGATAAGCTTTCTTGCCCTTGGACTTAACTGAATGTCTTCCCCCTGTTGGCCCATAGCCGTTGACCTAACATCGTCAGGTTCTAGTGTTGGGAACGTCTTCAGTATCTTATCTCTTATCTCTTGTTGACCTAAGCGGCCTTTGGCTTTCGATGCTGCGGCGGAACCCATAACTCTCCCTCCGTTCGTCTTAACCACAGTAGTCGGGCATTTTCCAGTACCCTCTCTTCGTCTCCGTCATACCGATCTACTACAGCGTAATACAACTCCTTCTCATTAGTGCAATGAACTAGCATGTCCTCCGCTTTAACTGGGCCAACTCTGTATAGACCCTTGATATTATCTGCAGCATCCCCCATCAGGATCTGTTTGTAGAACCAGTGTAGTCCGTCAAACCTGTCCATATAGGTAAAGGTCTTCTTAGTCAGGTTGTAGTGAAGGCCTTTGATTTGCAGCATGTCTTTGTCAATGGTAGCCACAACTGCACGATAGCCAGTGTTAGCTGCATCTATAGCTATCAGATCGTCTGCTTCTTCTCCCTCTGAGGTAATAGCACCCCACTCTTCGGTCAGGTACTTTCGAACGACTGGTAACATACTAGGCTTAGGCTTATCACTTCTGTTTCCTTTGTAGACCGCAGTCTTTGCAATATCGAAACGGAAGTTGCCCTTGCCAGTTAGGTAGACAGAGTAGTCACCCCCCTCATTGTAGAAGGAACACTCTGCCATTATCTCTTTCATAAATGCCTTAGCATACTCTAAGGCCTCTATCGCAGTACATTCACGCTTACCATTCTCGTCTTCCACTTTGTGAGCAGCGGCACGGTATGCCACTATGTCGCCATCCACGATAGTCTTTAGAACTGCGACCATGTTTCCTCTCCACCCATA